TTTCGCACGAGCCAGATCCTCGGCTTCTACTGGAGGGACGACGGGGCAGTCGGCATCGGCCTTCTCGGCTGGGCGCCGGCGCCGGCGCACGAGGCGGGGGACCACCCGGAGAGGCCGCGGCGGTGTTTCGGGAAACTGTGCTGGTGGAGGAAGGGCCAGACCGTCAAGAACTGGTTCGGTCCCGGGCGCGCGGAGAAGGTGGCAACGGCAATGGAGGCGAAGGTCCTGGAGCTCGGGGCGCGCCTCCAGATGAAGAAACAGGTCGTCGGAGAGCAGGTAATCACGCCGGCGCGGCCGGCGCCAGTCAGACGGGAATGCCTTAGAGAGGAGCAGACGATGTCAAGGAAGGCCAAACACGAACTGCTGTCGTTCGAGGCGCTGGTGGGCGTCCTCGAGCACTGCGTAGGCCTGGAGAACGCGCTGAGGACGCGCGAGATAGCCGAGATGCTGGGCGCGGACGTCCAGTCGGTGAGGTACGCCATCAGGAAGTACGCCGACAAAATGCCCGGGACGCTCGTCAGCAACCAGAGGGCCGGTTACTACTTCCGGGTCGGCGAGGAGAGGGCGCCGGCGCAGACAAGCGGCGAGGCCGGGGCGGACGCGGTCGCGCCTGGGGCGGACGCGGTCGCGCCAGGCGAGGAGCTGAGCGGGTTTCAACAGGAAGCCCTCGGCCTGACGGGCCTGCAGCAACGCATGGGGCTGCACGAGGCGCAGCTGGGGCAACTGCAGGCCACAGACCGGGCGCTGGGCGGGTCCAGGGTGCAGGCGATCCGCGTGACGATGGTAGGCGTGGGCGTGAATATGGAGTTTGTGGCCTCGCGCGAGTGGGTGAGGAAGTCGCTGGCGATTCTGGTATAGGCTGCTGGAGGAGGAAAGAGGGAGATGCCTGAGACGAAGGGCGAGGACGTGGCGCGCCTGAAGGCGCGGGTAGTGGAGCTCGAGGAGTACTCGGTCTACGCGGTGAGGACTATAGCGGAGGAGCTGCGCGAGGTGCGCCGGTGGACGGACGTAGTCGCGCGGGACGTCGGGGTCACGATCCCGGACAGCGTCTGCAAGCCGAGCGACAGGCTGGTGGTCCTCTTGAATGGCATGGGGAAGCTGATGGGAGCGCAGGCCGGGGCGCTCATGTGTATCGGCAAGGGGCGGAACTGAGGGAGGAAGCTGTGGCGGCTGTATGGACTCGTTACGAGAAAAGGAGCGCTTTATGACGCCGGAAACGGAAGCGACGATCGTCTGGTGCCCGGTGTGCGCGAAGGCGAGGTTTGGATACACAGGGGAGCCGTGTCCAGGCTGCGGCGGAGAGACGCAGGCCGCCGAGGCCGTCATTACGGGGCAGGCCCGGGACCTGAGCGCCCTGCGAAAGGCGCTCGAGGAGGCGGAGAAGGGCCTGCGCGCGGCCGAGAAGCTTGAGGCGCAGTTGACCGCGCAGGCCAAAGAGCTGGATACCCTTCGAGGGAGGGTACGCGAGGAGGTAAGGATGCGCGATGTGGCGGAAAGGGTCAGGGAAGAGGTAATCGCGCTGCGGGAGTACCTGAAGAAGTTCCTGGAGGGAAGCCGGGAGAGCGAGGCGAGGCACACCGCGTACCAAAGCGCCGCGACACAGGAGCTCAAAGAGCTGCGCGCTACGGTGGGCCTCATGCACAGGGGCCTGTCGAAGCGGATAGGGGCCGTCGACAAGCACATCGACGGGGCGCAGCAGGGGCTGTCGAGGCAGATCGAGGTCCTCGACGGGGCGCACCAGGCGGTGTCGAAACAGATCGCGGTTGTCGACGAGCACGTCGCCGGCGTACGGAAGGCCGTCTTCGTGAAGCCGCCCGAGAAGGTCGGCTGGCTGCGGGGGATCCTGGGGGGGGCGAGGAAGTAACGGCCGTGCAGTGCTTCAAGTGCAAAAAGCCGCTGGGGAATCCGGACAGCCCGAGGACGCGCCGCTCGTTCTCGATGCAGTGGGTCGACGGGGCGATAAGGCCGCTGTGTCCGGAGTGCGCCTGGGGGCCGGCCGGCGGGGTGCAGGAGGGCGACGGGGCCGCGGAAAGGGGAGCTGATGGTAAAAGCACCGGAACGTCTCTACCCGCGGGTTGAGTGCCCCAAATGCGGGAAGCGGTACTGGCAGGGGAGGATCGCCTGCCCGGTCAATTACTGCCGGAAGTTTCGGACGAGCCAGAACCGCGGGACATGGCGCAAGAGGCGCCACACGTGCCGCGGCTGCAATACGCGATTCTTCACTATCGAGTTCACGCCCGGCGAGTAGGTTACATTTAGCGTAACCCGCCCCGTTGTAGAAGAGCGCTTTCCGACCGACTATGTACGTCGGGGGAGAGGAGAGCGCCGTGGCGAAGGCCCTCAGCGAACGCGCCGACCGCTTCTGCCTCGAGTACGTCAAGGACCTGAACGCCACTCGCGCCGCCCTCCGTGCCGGCTACTCCAGGAAAACCGCGTACTCCCAGGCCTACCGGCTGTTGAAGAATGTCGGTGTGCGCCGGCGCCTCAAGAAACTCATCGACCGCCGCGCTCAGCGCAGCATGGTGAAGGCCGAGGACGTCCTCGAGGAGCTGCGGCGGCTGGGGTTTTCCTGCCCGGCGGAGTTCGCCAGCTTCGGGCCCAAGGGCGTGAAGCTCAAGGACTCCTCGAAGCTCAGCCCCGAGCAGCTCGCCGCGGTGGCCGAGGTCGCCCAGGTCGACGGCCCCGCGGGGCGCAGGAACATCCGCCTGAAGTTCCACGACAAAGTGGCGGCGCTGCGCCTCCTGGGCGAGCACCTGGGGGTCTTCAAGAAGGATCTCTTCGAGGGGGAATCCTACCAGGTCCAGCTCAACATCGTCAAGTCTTACGACGGGGATAAGAAGAAGTGATCGAGCGAAATGCAGCGGGCGAGCCCATAACGCTCAGCGTGAGGCAGACCCAGGCCTTCGAAACGCTCGAGGACCCGACCGTAAAAGAGGTACTCTACGGCGGCGCGAAAGGCGGCGGGAAAAGCGTCCTCGGCTGCGTGTGGGTGGCGGCGAGGGCACTGGAAATAATCGAGGAGTTTCAACTCGAACCGAGGAAGTACCCCATACCGATCGGGTTTATGGGGAGGGCTGTAGGTACGGATTTCGGGGACACCACCCTGGAGACGTGGAAGGAGCAGATCCCCGGAGGGCTGTACACGATAAAAGAGCAGGCCCATGAGGTCATAATCGGAGGGGCTGTTGCGATACACTTCGGCGGGTTCGACCGGACCGAGGCCGTGAACAAGTTCAACTCAGCGGAGTTCGCCTTCATCTTTATCGACCAGGCCGAGGAGCTCGTGCGGCGCAAGGGCCGAGAGGACCCGGTCGCGCTGCTGAGGGCGACGCTCAGGCGGAAAATCGGAGGGCGACACCCGAAGTACAAGGCATTGTGGACGGCCAACCCGCGGCAGGGGTGGCTGAAGGATGAGTTTGTCGAGGGCAAGGACCCGGAGCGCCGGTTCATCCAGGCGCTGCCGAGCGACAACCCGAATTTGCCGCCGGACTACGTGCGCACGCTGGAGAAAGCGTTCGCGCACAGGCCCGAGCTCCTGGAGGCGTACCTGCACGGCTCCTGGGACGCGTTCGCGTCGGACGACCAACTCGTACGCGAGTCGTGGCTGAGGGCCGCCGAGGAGCAGACGCGGTACTACGCCACCGAGCGGGTCCTGGTGACGTGCGACCCGGCGCGTTTCGGGGACGACGAGACCGCGTGCTACGTCCTCTCGGAGGCGAAGATCTTAAAAACGCTCATCTACGGCAAGAAGGACCTGGTCTACACGGCCAACAACCTTCACATCCTCGCGCACGAGGCGGGCGGCTGTCTTATCGTCGTCGACGAGGCGGGCCTGGGGTCGGGGGTGGTGGACATCCTGCGCGACATGGGCGACGAGGTCCTGGGCGTTAACTCCCAGGCCGCGAGCTCGGACGCGCGCTACGGGAACCTGCGGGCGGAGATATGGGACACGGTCGCGCAGATGTTTGCGGCCGGCGACGTGGACACCGACCCGCTCGACGCGCAGCTCAAGGCGCAGCTGTGCTGTCCGACGTACAAGTTCAAGCGCGGCCGGATGTACGTTGAGGAAAAGGATGAGATCAAGGCCCGGCTGGGTCGCTCCCCCGACGAGGCCGACGCCTACGTGATGGGCCTGTGGGCCCTCCAGTACGCGCGTCCGGTTGCCAAGGGCGCGAAGGCAGGCAGACGCCGGCACCGGATGAGGCCGGCGATGGCGACGTAACCGAGAGGAGAGAGTGATGGCGAAGAAAGCGAAAGCCGCCGGCACGGCCAAGGCGGCAGTGGCGCCGTTGACGGCGTCGGAGAAGGTAGAGCTCGAGCAGATGAGGGAAACGCAGAGCTCGCGGCGCGGGCCGTACCTTGACGCGGGCCAACTGGCCAGGATGCGCCAGCTCGAGGCGAGGGACTGGGCGTACAAGGGGACCAGCGCGTGAGCGAGGACGTTCAGGAGAAAAAGCCGAGCGAGCTGACCGACGAGGAGCTCGCAGGCAGGCTTCTGACGTGGCACGCCGAGGCGATCGAGGCTAACGGCGACTGGAGGGACGACGCGGCCAAGGCGCAGCGGTTCCGCCGCGGCGACCAGTGGGATCCCACTGTGCGGCAGATGCTCGAGAGGGAAAACAGGCCGCACCTCACAATAAACCACATTCTCCCCATCACGAACCAGGTGTGCGGCGCCCACGCGCAAAACCCCAAGGACTACCGGGCGTTTCCCCGCAGGGAGGGCAGCACGACGCTTGCACGCGTGCTCACCGCGCTGGTCAAACACGCCATGGACCTCTCCAACGGCACCTACCACGCCGGCGACGTCTTCAAGAACGGCATCGTCACCGGCAAGGGATGGTACTACGCACGCGTGGACTACTCGAAAGACCCCGAGCACGGCGACCTCGTAATCTCGAGCCTCCTGCCGGAGTCGGTCGACGAGGACCCCACGGCGAAGGCATTCGACCTCAACGACCCGGACAGCGGCGCGCGATACGTGTTCGTCACGGAGTACATTATCCAGGAGAGGGCAAGGGAGCTGTGGCCGGAGTACGCTGAGGACATGGGCCGCAGCGCCTACGTCCCGACGCCGGCGGCGAGCGTCGCGCAGAAGGTACGCGGGATGCTGAACCGCTGGTACAGCCGCTTGCGCAAACAGAGGCCCGAGGAAGAGGACGTCGACGGCCTCACCGACAAGTACCGCTTCCGGGTCGTCACCGCCTGGTGGAAGGAGTGGCGCCGCGAGGCCACCTGGTCGGACCGCATCATGCAGAGCTCGATGGTCCTGACGAAGGCCTCGGATATAGCCAAGGCGAAAAAGGCCACCCGGCAGCAGCCGAAGCGCTTCGCCGTGGCGGAGGCGGTCGTGGCCGTCCTGCACAAGGCGGTCCTGGTCGAGGACGTCCTGGTCGAGAGGAAAGAGGACCCGTTCGGCGGCGTGTCGCGGTACCCCGCGGTACGCTACCCGGCCTACCACGAGGCCGGCCGGTGCTTCGGCATGGTGGACAATCTCATCAGCCCGCAGGAGGAGGAAAACAAGCGCCGAAGCCAGGCCCTCCACAACCTGAACCAGTCGGCTAACTCCGGCTGGATGGTGGAGGAGAGGGCGGTGTCCGACGACGTCCTGGACGAGATGCGGCAGTTTGGGGCCTCGCCCGGCATCATCATAGAGCACAAGCCCGGCAAGCGGCCTGAGAGGATCGAGCCGGCCAAGCTGAGCCGTGGACACATGGAGCTCGCGCAGCTGGCGGCCGCGGACATGAGGGAGATCTCCGGCGTCAACACGGAAAGCCTCGGCTACGCGCCCAACGCGCCGGCAAGCGGCCGGGCCCTGGCCCTCCAGCAGCGCCAGGGCGCCGTCACGACACAGCTCATGCACACGAATTTCGACCACGCCAGCGAACTCTTCGGACAGCTCCTGGTCGACCTGGTCCGCTACGCGGGACTCTACAGCGAAGAGGAGATAAAACTCATCGTCGAGAAGGCGGACCTGGTCGACGCGGACCTGTTGAGGCAGGCGGCCGAGACCGTGGGGCCCGCGCCGCAGGCGCCGCCCCCACCGAATCCCGACGCGCTCGCAGTGCTGGAGCCCGAGGACCAGGCGAAGGTATCAATGGCCTACCAGGAGACCGCCACGGCCCACGCCGCGCTCATGGACCGGTACACGGCCACCGTGACCAGACGCGCCGAGGCGCTGCTTCTGGCCGAACTGGCGGACATCAAGAAGGGTTCGTACGACGTGCGGGTCCAGCAGTCTCCGAGCTCGCCCACACAGAGAATGGCCGACCTGGCGGAACTCTCCGAGTGCAACCAGGCCTACCCGGGTTCGATCCCGCCGGACATTTTCGTGGCGGCGACGGGCCTGCACAACAAGGAAGAGATTATCGAGCGGCTCAGGGAGCCGACCGGACCGCCTGTAGCCGGCAGGGCTCCGAGGCGCCCCCAGGCGGAACCCGTCCAGGGAGGGCCGCTGTGACGTTTCACATAAAGGAGGATCTCCCGCGCCCCCTGGAGTACGCGCCGACACAGGACCTCGTCGAGGAGCTCATGACTCGCGGGGACGCGGTCGTGGTGGTGGTGGCCCGCCTGGACATCCTGCCGGGAGTGAACGCGCTCAAACGACGGTGGCACGGGAACATGAGCAAGTGCATCGACCAGTGCCAGGCAATTATTGACGAGGTCTCTGAGCTGCTGGCCGAGGAGGACTTGCGCCACGACGACGAGGGTGCTGATAGCGAGCTGACAACTTAAAAACCGGGGCGGCCCGGGACGGTCGGATCAACCGTCGCGGGCAATGCCGGACATCCAGAGGGCGGTACTGGTGCACCAGCCAGGCCGCCCTTTTTTTGTTGGGCGCGCCCCGCGCCAGTAATCGCCCTTGCGGGCGTTTCCCGCCACCGCGACGGGAGTTTCGCGGGTTCCCCGACTGCCGGGGCAAGGCAGGTGCGGCCGTCCGCGCCGTCAAGCGGAACGTGAAGGAGAGAGCCATGAGCGAGACAAGCTGGGTGAAGAACGTCTCGGGAGAGGACATCGACGACGCCCCCGAGGAGGAGCTGGCCGAGGCTGCTGAGCCGGTCGAGGGCGACACCCCCGACGAGGCGCCGGCGCCAGAGCCCGCGGCTCCCGACGAGGCCCCCGCGGAGAGTGAGCCCGAAGGCGAGCCCGCGCCCGAGCCGGTCCCGGATCCCGCGCAAGCGGGACTGATACGGGACCTGCAGGAGGAGCGTGCGCGCAGGCAGGCCGCGGAGGACCGCCTGGCGCGACTCGACGCGGCCAAGCCGCCCGAGGCGCAGGCCCCGACTGCCGCGCCGCCCGCCGAGGAGGCCTCGCCGTTCGACCAACTCGACGACGACGACCTGCTGACGGTCGGCGAGTTCAGGCGGCTGGAAACGGCCAAGCAGCAAAAGGCAGAGCGCGAGGGGTTTGAGCAGAACCTTGCGCAGAGCGAGGCCCGGGCGGTGGCCGAGTACACGAAGGACTCAGCCGGCGAGGGCCTCGACTACGCCAGCGTTATCAACGCCGGCGGCCGCAGCTTCACGCCGGGCGACCGCTTCGACATAGCCCACTCGCACGACCCCGCCAAGCTCGCCTACGAACGGGCTATCGAGCGCACCCCGGAACTCAGACAGCGCGCGCTCATGGCCGCGGTGAAGAAGGCGCTCCAGGAAATGAGCGGAGAGACGCCCGCGCCGGCCACCAGGCCGCCCGCGGGACAACCACCACCTAAACGCCCTCTCACCCAGCGCCAGATACTCGGCCCGGCCAACTCGCCGCAGTCGGTAGTGCGGGCGCTGGTGGGAGAGCCCGAGGAGGACTAAACAGTGGCGACGACTACGTTCGGCACCGCTGACCCGAGAACGCAGACCAAGTGGTCCAAAAAGCTCTTCGAGTACGCCCTGCTCAACATGGAGCTGACGCAGGGCGGCCTCATGGGCGACGGGAGCGACAACGTCATACAGGTCGCAAACGAGCTCACCAAGGGCGCGGGCGACAAGGTCGTGTTCAAGATCCGGAAGCCCCTGACGGGCGCCGGCGTCGGCGACGACGGGATCACAAGCGGATACTCCGAAGCGCTCAGCATCATGAACTTCCGCGTGCCCGTCCACGAAAGGAAACACTCGGTCGCGTCCAGCGGTCCCATGAGCGAGAAGCGCACCGACACGGACATCCGTGGCGAGGCGCGGGACGCCCTGGGCGACTGGCTGGCCGAGAAGATGGAAAACGACCTGGTTGCGGCCCTGGCGGGGCTGTACAACGAGAGTTCGGCCATATCGACGGTCAACGAGCTGAAGCCGTCGGCCTCCCGGAAGTATTTCGGGGGGCAGTCGATCTCGGGGAGCCTGGCGCCCGCCAGGACCTACGACGCGTCCCTCGGCTATCCCATAGCCGGGTCGGCGTGGCAGCCCCAGTGCTACCTGATGGGGACCAGGGTCATCTCCCTGATCAAGCGCAAGGCGCAGCTCGTTGCGCCCAAGTTCAGACCCGTCAAGATCGGCGGGAAAAAGTACTTCGTCATGCTCCTGCACCCCTTCCAGGTCAAGGCGCTGCGGCAGGAGACGGGAGCGACGGGGTGGGCGCAGATCCAGGCCGCCGCGAACGTCCGCGGAGAGACCAACCCGCTCTTTTCCGGGGCGGTGGGCGTGTGGGACGGCGTCATTCTCCGCGAGTACGAGCGCGTACCCACGCGCCTGGGCGCCGGCTCGGACGGGCTGGCGGAGGGGTTCCTGTTGAACACGGGCAAGACCGCGACAACGGACCCCGCGCATACGGGCATCACGATCGCCCGGGCGCTGTTCCTCGGGATGCAGGCCGCGTGTCTCGCGTGGGGGAAGATGCCCACGTGGACCGAGGACCTCGAGGACGTCAGGACCAAACCCATCGTGGCCCTGGACTGCATCTACGGCGCGAGCAAGACGCAGTTCAGCCTGCACACGCCCCCGTCGACCGACACCGCGCAGGAGGATTTCGCGGTGTGGATTGTCGACACGTGCGTGCAGCCTGACTAACCGGACCCGACCCGTGGGGCCGGCGCGAGCCGGCCCTGCGGGGCTTTTTCGAGGACGGGCGACTATGACGCTGACTTTTGTGCCGGTCGACCAGGTAAAACCCGGGCAGATATTCCACTCGGGCGGCGTAGACCACGTCGCGCTCACCAGAGACCCCGACGGGCGGCTCGGCATTGTCATTTCCGACCTCGCGGCCACCGAGCGCGAGATGGGGGGCTGGCTCCAGGGCGGCGACCCGATGCAGGACCTCATGGACGCCGCGGTCTATAAGCGGGACCCCGAGGCCCGGGCGGAGCTTATGACGAGAGACGACTGGAGGAATTTTGCGCGGCGGTACATCAGGACCCGGCACAACTGGACCAGAAACAAGACGCTCGCGCGCCTGGACCGCCGGCGCGCCTCCCAGGGGCCCGCTACCGTCGTGACCGACGCTTTCTCCGGCCGTCCGTGCCTTATCGTGGGGAACGGCCCGAGCCTGGCGAAAAACGCCGCGCTGCTGGAGACCGTCGACACGTCGAGGGCCGTCGTGATCTACACCAACCGCGTCCCCCAGGGGGCCCGCACCGACGGCGCGTACTACGCCTGCGTCGACCACCTCGGCCGGGACCGCTCCGGGCGCAGCTTCGTCGAAGGGCTCGATACCAGGTCCATGACGGCGCTTCTGGACTGCCGCGTGGCATGGCACGTCGCCGACGCGCCCTGGCGCGCGAGGATGTGGCTGAGGGCTTCCTACCGGGGCGACCGCCTCGTGGCAGAAATCAAGCGCGCGCTCCCGTGGGTGACGCCGACGGTGGAGTGGCACCTGAGCCTCACGCGCCTCTTGCACGCGGCCTTTCTGTGGGGGTGCCGGCCGATAGTCCTGGTGGGGCAGGACCTGGCCCTCGGCGAAGAGCCCGAGATGCACCCGGGCGAGCCGATAGACTTCAGCGAGGAGGACGAGGCGAGCTGCTTTTTCCGCCTGCACCCGTCCATGGCGCGCTTCGCCAGCGAGGCGGGAGCCCCTCTGCCGCAGTCGCGTTTTCTCATCGAGCAGGACATCGCCGGCCGGCCCACCTGGACGACGACGGACTTCTACCAGGCCGCCGTGCACGTGCAGGGCCAGATGGAGCTCCAGACGGCGCTGTCTCGCATCCATGTGAGGCGCCGGCCCCGGTTTATCAACGCTACCGAGGGCGGGATCCTCCGCAGGGGCTGCGAGCACATGACTCTCGCGGCCGTGCTCGAGGAGTACGAGCTGAAAGGACAACGTCATGCCGCAGCGTGAGTTTTGCAGCGAGCATATGAAGATGGCGGAAAACGTCGCTTCGACCCGGGCGACGGTGGAGGCCATGGAGGGCGGGCTTGGCGACGTTAAGAAACAGGTGGGCAAGATTTTCTACCTCATGCGCGAGGACCGGGCCTGCGTGGCGAGAAAGAACGGCAACGTCCGCGAGGACCTCGGCCGGCTCAAGGCGATCGGCTATCTCAAGGTCGGCGGCACGAGCGTGGGGATCGTCGCCGTGCTTGAAGTCATAATCTGGGTGATAAAACTGGTCAGGGCGGCGCCATGAAGATCACTACGAGGGTCATAGCGAGGGCGCGCCTCGGGGCTCCCGTATGGGACCGAGTGCTCGTTGTGGTGTCCGACCTCCATCAAAACAGCAGGGGCGGCCACGACAATTTCCAGGCGCGCCTCTTCAAGGAGTTCCTGCTCCAACTGATAGAGGAGAACGGGCGGGACATGACTCTCTTTATCGCCGGGGACCGGCACGAGAGACTCGAGGAGCCCCGCGGCGCGCGCCTGGCGAGAAACAACCTGGTCGTCGACCGGATCATGGGACGCGTCGACACCATCGACCTGCCCGGCAACCACGACGACGTAGACGGCGACCGGAAATACCTCTATGAGTTCTCCACCGATAAGATCCACGCCTGGCACGGCCACCAGCTCGACCCGGCCTGCAGCGGCGCCGGCAGGCTCGACAAGGTCGGTTCGGCCGTGTGGGGAGCGCTCGAGCGCGTAGGACTCGGGAAGCTCCTGGGCGGCCTCAAGGAGCGCGCGCTGAGAGCGGTGATGCGGCGGCGGAAAACGGCGTCGCTGCGCCAGGACGACAACACGCTCTACATCGAGGACGCGCGCGCGAGGATGGAGGCAGCGCGGGCCGAAGATCGCCTCCCGCAGCTGTTGTACGTCTGCGGGCACACCCACGGACCGCAGCTTGTGGAACTCGGCGACGGGGCGGTTTTTGCGAACGCGGGCTGCTGGACGCGCCGCGGCCTGGGATACGCGGTCGTCGTCGATGCGATGGAAGTCGAACTCATCGAGGTAAGAGAAGCCTTTTGGAGGGCGCTGGCGTGAAACGCTACAAGATGGAGATGTTTGTGCCCCTGGTGGCGATCCTCGCCATTGCGGGCCTGGTGTGCGCCGGCTGCAGTACCGCCAGGGGGAACATGGCCCTTGGGCGGACCGCGGTCGTCGTCGCGCTGCGGGTTCAGGCCGTTAATGAGGTGGAGCTGGCGCTGGCGCGGCCGTACCTGGTGTACCTCGAGAGGATCCTGCGCGCCGAGCCGGCGAAGGCGCCGGTGCTCCTGGCCGAGATGGTCGAGGAGGAGATAGGTAATTGGGGAGGGAGCCTCACGAATGAAGAGCGCTCCCTCGTCTGCGACGTCGTCTACTGCCTCTTGATAGGCGTCGAGGCGCGGGCGAGGACGCCCGAGGAGGCCCGGGCCGCGGCCCAGGCCGCGGACATCGTCGCGGGCATCCTCGCGGCCATAGACGCGATCGTGCCCCAGGTAGAGGGTCCCGGCTGATGTTCAGAGGCATACGAGAGCTCAGGCTCCTCTTCGACCGAGGGGTCCAACTGCAGGTGAGCAGCGCGGTTGTCGTCGCGCCGGACGGCAAGGCCGCCGACCTCACGGCCGACGCGAGGATACTCGACCCGACCCTGGGGGAGATTTACGTTGACAAAGACCCGGCCGGAAACGTGCGCAGCATCCAGATTCAGAGCGAGGGCAAGCCCGACCCGGAGTGGTGGGTTGAGAAAGACCCGATGGCTGCGTCAAAGGTGTCCCCGTGACAACGCACTGGTCGAGCAACGCCGAGAACTGGACGGACCTGACGGGCCACGGCGTCAGCCTCAGCGGATACGAGGGACTGGATGAGGATTGGGAGTATTGGTCGCCGTACCAGGGCACGTACTCTTGGTGCTGGGGCGTGGCCGCTACGGCGGGATGGGCGCGCGGCTACAAAGACATCGCCGGCGCGCTGCCGGTCGGCTCCACGTTTCATGTTGGGTTCGCCTTTATGACAGTGCGGGATAAGGACGACCTACCGAGTTCGTACGACCCGGCGGTGCCCTCCGGCTCCGTCAATTTGCTTTCCTGCACAAACGCGACGAGCAGCAAGGGGCTGCTATTGCAGATGACATCGGTTAACGGCGCGAGCCACGGTAAAAAACTCCGGGTCGCCACCAATGTTGTCTCAGGGTCCGGGGATTCGAGCGACGGGGTCGAGAAAGAGACGTGGAACCTGATAGACCTCTACTACTACATGCACAACACCGCCGGCTATGGGCAGCTCTTCGTCAACGGGACGCGCTGGGCGCAGTTCTCCGGCGTGGACACTTACGACGGGGACATCGGGCGCATTAAACTGGGCCCGTCGTACAAGGATAATGAGGCGTCGAGATTAACGACTTGGTTCGATGCGGTTGTGTGGGACGACGAGGCCAGCCCCCTGCCGCCGGGGCAGCGCGCGCGTGGGAAGGTATCGAGCAGCCTCGCGGGCGGATGCTCGCGCGGCGGGCTCGTGTCGGGGCCGCAGGCGCTTCGTCAGTACCGGGAAATCGAGCGGAGGAGGAGGGCTGCGTAAATGTACCTGGGCGATTACGTCGAGGACTCGGTGCTCTACTTCACGTGGGGAACCAACGACACGAACGGCGCCAGCATCACGAGGTCCACCAACGGCACCGTCCAGGTCTACAAGGACGACGGGACGACGGAGTCGGTCGCCGGCGTGACGGACACGGAGGATTTCGACGGGCTCACGGGCCTTCACATGTGCAAGATCGACCTGAGCGCCGACGCGTTCTACCTGCCCGGGCACGACTACAGCGTTGTCTTGAATGGCGCCGTGATAGACACCAGGACGGTGTACTCGCCGCTTGCCATGTTCTCGATCGAGAACCGGACTACCTCGGCTGTCAAGACCGTGGTGGACGCTATCCAGGCGAAGACCGACAACCTGCCGGCGGCCCCTGCCGACGACACCAGCATCGACTCGCAGCTCGGGGTGATAGACGCGGTGGCGGACGCGGTCAAGGTCGTAACGGACAAGATAGACGAGATGCTCGAGGTCGACGGCCCCATACACCGGCTGACGGCGAACGCGCTGGAACAGGCGCCCGCCGGCGGCGGCGGGTCTGGTATGCCGACGATGGAATAGGCTCGTGCTACGTAGCGAAGCGAGACTTCGCAGAGTAGGAAGAGACACATGGGATGCCCACAGACCGGCGTGCTGTCCAAGACGCTGACCTTCAGCGTCACGACCAGGAACGCCTCGGGCGGCGCGGTCGACGCGGACGCGAGCCCCACGTACCGGATTTACGAGGACGAGACGGGCACGCCCATTATGACCGGGACCATGAGCAAGCTCGACGACCCCTCGACGACCGGGTTTTACGCGGAGACGATAACTCTCGCCGCCTCGAGCGGCTTCGAGCCGTACAAGACCTACACCATTTACGTCGAGGGCCTGGTGGCCGGCGTCACCATACAGAAGAGCTGGGCGTTCCTCTGCCTGCGGGCCGAGGTCGCCGACGACCTCACTACCGGCCCCGTGGGGCCCGCGGACGTCCTCGCCGCCGTCAACAAGCGGCTGCGGCGCCGGGAGACCGGCGTGGACGAGGAGCTGCGGGCTGCGCTCAAGGACATCACCGGCCTGGGCAACTTCCTGGAGGCGACGGAGAGCCCCGTACTCCTGGCGACCGAGGATGCCGTCAGCCTGCCTGCGGATTACAAGGCCATGCGCCAGGTGTCGATAGACGGCGTCAGCCTCGTGCCTATGAGCCTGGCCGAGTACCTGGAGGGGACCGGGTCGGGCGCGCTGGCCGGCACGCCGGAGATGTATTGCGTTTTCAAGGGGGAGGTCCTGTTCGACAGGTCGCCGGCGGCAAACGTGACCGTCAGAATAGACTACTTCCGCTACCACCCCGGGGACGTCTCGACGGTCCTGCTGCCGGACGAGTTCCGCGAGGCCATCTACTGCCTCACCACGGCGAAGGTGGCCGAGGGTTACGACCTCAACGCCCAGGCGCAGAAGTGGCTGACGGCCTTCAACGGGGAAATGACGGTCCTGGCGCCTCGGACCAAGCACGAGCTCGCGCGGGTAAGGTACATCGACATATAGGAGAACGACATGGCCTTCGGCGACACCTTAAACACGGACACGCCGGCGGAATACGCCGAGCGTCCCAGCCTGGGCAACGACCGGATCCGGGAGATGAAGCGAGCGCTCCAGGAGCGGCTCGACGTCGACCACTACTTCCCGGCCGACACGCCGGGCGCGGGGCAGGTCGACGACGCGGACACGGGAGAACACCGGCAGCTCACGCTCAGGGAGAGGGCGGTGCCGGCGGCGGTCGGGGAAAACAAGGCCGTCATGTTCGCCAGCGAGATCGGGGGCAAGGTCGGCGTCAGCATCGTCGACGAGGACGAGCTCGTCAAGGACGTGACCATCCAGACCGGCGGCGTCCACGTCCTCAACCTCGAGGGCAAGGACTTCACCGCGGCGGCTGCGGCCATCACCGACGACCTGACCATCGACGTGAGCGGCGGCAAGCTCCAGCTCAAATCCGGCGACGCGGCCAACGGCGTCCAGGCTGGGCATCTCAAGACTGGCGCCGGCGATTTCGTGGATGGCGAGACGCTCGCCATCGGAGGCAGCGGCGTACAGGTGAAAACGGGCGTCCTCGGCCAGGCGCTGCAGGACTCCGGCACGAGCAACATCTCCGAGGCGACCGGCGCCTGGGCGGACATGGCCGACATGGACGTGGACATCACTACCACCGGCGGGGATCTGCTCATCGTGGCTTCCTTCCCCTGCCAGCACGGCGGGGCGGCCCAGCTGCTCGTCGGCGGCGTGGCAAAGACCGGCACCACCTGGGCGCCTGCGACCACCGACGACAAGGTCCCGGTGTCCGTCCAGTGGCTCGAGACGGGCCTGGCCGCGGACACCTACACGGTCAAGGTCCAGTGGAAGAAACTGACGAGTTATAACCCCCTGTGCAGCTGTACGACCTGGGGGACCAAACGCGTTCTGACGGTGGTGGAGCTCCCCCACGCGGTGTCATGATGCCGAGGTTTGGAATAGCAAGCCCCGTAATGGGGCTCAGGACGAACGTCCCGGGCATAGCCCTGTCCGAGGCGTACGCGCCTGACAACGACAACTGCCGGCTGGTGGACGGCGAGGTCCACCGCTGCAAGGGGCCGGTCCGCGAGTTCTACGACGGCGCCGCTGAGAAAATCGCCCTGCCGCGGCGCGTATTCCCCATCACCGCGCTGGCGGCCAAGACGTTCACCGTCGCGGGAGACCAGTCCAGCTACTTCACCGCCGGCGAGACGATCCGCTGCAACGGCTCGACGGACAACGACGGCCTCTACACGGTCGTCTCGGCCACGTTCGACACCGACCACACCGACATCGTCCTGGTCGAGGACATCAACACCGCGACGGCGGACGGGAACGTCTTCGAGGGGACCACGCCGGTAATACATATGCACCAGCTCGTCACCGCGGCGGGCGGGGTGGAGTACTTCTTCGTCTACACGGCCTACAACATCTTCTCCTGGAACCCGACCTCGTCGGTGCTCACGGTCGAGTGGACCGTGGCGGCGGGCGCGGGGTGCGAGTACTGGCAGAGCGTCAACTTCTGCGACAATGTCGTCTCGACGAACAACTCGGACGCCCCTCTCAAGTGGCTCTCGAGCGCGCCGGGATCGCACTGCGGCTCCCTGGCGGACGCGGCCGGCGTCGTGGACAAGGCCAAGTTCGTAACGACTTTCGAGAACGTCCTCATGTTCGGCCACATCACCGCCGGCGCCACGGTCTACGGACAGCGCATAGCCTGGTGCGACTTCGGCGACGACACCACCTGGGCGGGCGGGAACGCGGGCAACGCGGACATCACAGGCAACGACGCGATCTCCGGGGGCTTTGGCGGGACCGCGGAGCTCCTCTACATCTTGAAGGAAAGGTCGATACATAAGCTCTGGCTCGTGACGACGGAGGACGTTTTCAACAACGCCCCGGTGCTGCTGGGCATCGGCTGCCGCGCGCCCGACAGCGTCGTCGTCGACGGCGAGGGGCGGGTCTTTTTCTACGGCACGGACCGGAATATGCGCGAGGTCGTCGAGGGCGAGATCTCTCAGTCGATCGACAAGCTGGTGAGGGACATAGGCCCGGACGCGCTGCCGGGCATCAGGGGCGCGTTTATCGAGGAGTATAACGAAGTCTGGTGGGCGGTACCTTACAGCTCCGGCCAGGCCACCAACAACAGGATCCTCAAGTTCGGCGGCGGGGTGTGGAACAAGTCCGACCTGCCCGTCAGCTCCTTCGGGCGCTTTAACCGGCAGTCGAGCATGGTTTGGGAAGATTTACCATATTCGACCTGGGAGGAGTGGGCCTGGGACACCTGGGAGTCGGTGGAGGGCGACAAGGGCTACACGGTGGACCTCTCGGCCGACTACGACGGCTACGTGTACGCGGTGCACGGCGCCAACTCCTCGGACGGCGAGGACGTCCAGGCGCATTTTGTGATAGAGACGGACCTGACCGCCAAGCAGGAAATCACGCAGTACAAGCGCCTGCTCTACGTGCAGACGTACTGGAGGCCCTCGCAGACCGTCACGGACATAACCA